TATTGAACAGTATGCAAGACTGATTAAATGAGAGTATTAATAGCTTGTGAATATAGCGGTAAGACAAGAGACAGTTTTATTAGAAATGGACATGATGCTATAAGTTGTGATTTATTACCTACAGAAAGACCAGGCAAACATTATCAGGGTGATGTAAGAGATATTATTAATGATGGTTTTGATTTAATGGTTGCACATCCTAGTTGCCAGCACCTTGCTTGTAGTGGTGCTAAACATTTTTATAGAAAGCAGAAAGAACAGAAAGAAGCATTAGATTTTGTACGTTTACTTATGAACTGCAACATACCAAGATGGTGTATAGAAAATCCTATATCTGTTATAAGTAGTGCTATAAGGCCACCAGATCAGATAATACAACCTTATGAATATGGAGATCCATACCAAAAATCTACCTGTTTATGGTTAAAGAATTTACCATTACTTAGACCTACAAAGATTGTAGATAAGGGTGAGTTTTATATATCTCCTAGTGGTAAAAAAATACCAAAATGGTTAGCTGTATTAGGTAGTGGAAAAGGCAAAGAAAGAAGTATGAGTTTTGATGGAATATCTAATGCTTTTGGAGATCAATGGGGTGATGAAAACAGGCTACCTGTACCAGTAGAACAACTAAGTTTGTTTTAATACTTGACAGGGGTATACCCTAGATATATATTTAAAAAGTACACAACGCCGAGAGGTATCCAATGTCTAATTTTCTAATGATGTTAGCAGCGTCAGGGTTGTTCTATACAGCCCTTTCATCAACTCTTTATGACATGACAGTTACAGATTGTAATGCAGGTATAGAACTAGCTTGTAAACAAATTAATTCTTAATTTAATTTAGGAAACAACTGCTGTTCTAACATATCTACAGCCTTATCATCTAATGTATTTGTAGTCTGCTTACAAACTACACGTAATAGATCAATAATTAACCTTTTGCATCCTGTTGTAGAAAGGAAGCGTAGAAGTATAGGCTTTAAAATTTTGTACATAGCTTTGTTTTGCTTTACAAACATATTCTAAGCGTTAAATTTAATATGGTCTATAAGGCTGTCTAATCCCCATTGCAAAGCTAGATAGCCTTTTATTACCTTCTGGGCTTAATTTCAGCTACAGCTAACTCTACTTCTTTAAGCCTATGAAAAACTTCTTTCATGTTATCATGCATATCATCTATTTTTGTTGTTAATAATTCTATCGCTGTTGTATTACGTACAAGATCATCCCTAGATTGTCTACCTCTATAAGATACGGAACCTACAGATACAAAACAGGCTGTAAGCAATGCCCCACCTACTGCTGCTGCTACTTCAACCATTCTTAACCTTTTGTGTCTATAGTTATAGTATATATCATCTTTTAACATGGAAGATAAAGAAGAAAAAGAAGGTACGGATTGGGGAGAAATCTTTGGTCACGCTGTCAGATTTATGATACTTTGCTGGTCTTTAGCAATGATGACTTTAGGGTACATGGATAAGATTAGAAATGATGGTGCGTTTTTGGCTGGATTAACTAGCGGTGTTTTAGGTAGTTACGGCATTTCTGTCAATAAAAAGAAAAGTGGTCAAAATAACAGTAATAATCCTAAAATAGGAGATAATAAAAGTAACAAATAGAAAACCATGAAAAAACTGATACCTTTAATATTTTTAATATCAAGTCCAGCCTATTGTGATGTAACAAGCAAACTACAAACTTCTGTATCAATACAGGTAAATGCAGCAGGTACGCAGGTAGAAAGGCTAGGAGGTTCTTATAGTGCATCTGGTACTAATGTTGGAACAACTAATACAGGAGATCAGTTAGGCGGTTTTAGCGTTAATTCAACAACTAATGCAGTAACTTTTGATGCAGGGCAATATTCTATTAATTCAAACGCTACAAATTGGAGTTTAACAGAATCATTATTACAGCCTGATACTATGCAATCAGGTACTTTAGATGTAGGTTCTGTTAATAACTTTGGTAATGTGACATCTACTGCTGCTGGTGTAGGTACTGGATTTGATGTAACTATTGGTTCAGATCATACAATTACAGATTTAGATGCAGGTGGGGCAGGTTCTGTAACTACAGGACAATTTGTAACTGAGGTAACTACAAAATAATGAATGAAAAAATTAATACTGCTACTGTTTTTATATGCCATACCTG